TGTGCGCGTAGCTCTCGCCGTGATCGTTCTCGTCGCGAAGCATCGTTTGTCCCTCCTGGTTTCTGCCCCGCACCACCGGGGCAAGGCGAAACATACACCGTCGGTGACCGGCTGCAAGCGGTTTCCGCGAAATTGTGTGCTTGACCTCTACACCGCGCGTGTAGTAGCCGTCGAGACATGACCCTGACCGACTTCATCGCCGCCCTTGGCGGCACCTACGCCACCGCCCGCGCGTTCTCCACGACGCCGCAGGCTATCAGCAATTGGAAGCGTCGCCAGCGGTTGCCCGCCGCGCGGCAGCTCGAGGCCTTCCGCATCGCGCGCGCCAAGCGGCTTGCGTTCGATCCGGTCGCCGCGACGCGCCGCGAGGCCCGGCGATGAGGCGCGACACCGCGATCGAGCGCGTGTCCAACGCGCTGCGTGCCGAGGGCGGACGCGCCTCGACGCAGCGGCTGTGCGAAGTGCTGGCTAGCATGGACAGGGGGTTGGTGTTGATGGCCCTCGCGCACTTGAAGCGCCGCGAGCTGGTAGACAGCGACTACGCTCCGCGCAAGCAGCCCGAGTGCGGCTGGACCTACTGGTTCACGCCCGCGAAGAAGGTGCATCGCGGCAGCCGTTTCAAGGCGGCGGTGTCGAACGGCTACACGCGGCTCGTCGTCGAGTACCTCGACGCGGCTGGCGGCGAGGCGCCGATCGACGCATGGCTCGCGTGGAGCGCGCAGATCACGCATCGGGTGCGGCTGCACTCGGGCGTCCACAGCCTGCGGCGGCGCGGGCTGATCGAGGTCGGCAAGGCGCGCGTTCGGCTGACCGACAAGGGCAGGCAAGCGCTCGCGCTTGGTCGCACCGTCGCTCCCATCGCGCCGACCATCGCGGACTTCGAGGACATCGCCGAGCCCGAGACGCGCTCGACCGATCCCGAGGCCTGCGTCGCGCGCGCCGAGAAGCTCTGGCCGAAGCTGATGCGCGGCCGCAGGTACGAGGACGTCCCGGCGCACCTCATCCGCCCGCAGCGCCTGCTGCGATGGACGCCGCCGCCGCAAGAGCGGTCGATGACCGGGTCGAGCGGGGCGATGTTGGCCGAGAGCCGCGATGCGACGGGAGGGACGCCATGAGGAACAATCCGTTCTTTTTGAAGGGTCCGGCAGTTGTCTCGTTCAGCGGCGGCAGGACGTCCGCCTACATGCTCTGTCGTATCGTCCAAGCGCATGGCGGCGAGCTGCCGAGCGACGTCCTGGTCATCTTCGCCAACACCGGCAAGGAGATGCCGCAGACGCTCGATTTCGTGCGCGATTGCGGCGAGCGATGGGGCGTGCCGATCATGTGGGTCGAGTACGCCGACCACGACGAGGTCGCGCAGCGGTGGCGCATCACCAGCTACGCCGACGCCAGCCGCGCGGGCGAGCCGTTCGCGGCGCTGATCCGGCGCAAGAAGATGCTGCCCAACGTCGTCGCCAGGTTCTGCACGGCCGACCTCAAGATCCGCGCCATGCACCGCATGTTGAAGGCGACGCTGGGTTGGGACGAGTGGACCGAGGCCGTTGGCCTGCGCGCGGACGAGATGCACAGGGTCTCGCGCATCAAGGCGTCCAACGAAGGCAATCGGTACGTTGTCTGTCCGTTAGCAGATGCTGGCATCACGAAGCGCGACGTAGCGGCGTTCTGGGAGCGGCAGAACTTCGATTTGCAGCTACCCAACATCAACGGCCGCACACCGCACGGGAACTGCGACCTGTGCTTCCTGAAACCCATTGCCACCGTGCGCGCTATCATGCGTGACATTCCGGGCTCGGCGGACTGGTGGGTGCAACAGGAGAAAGTGTACGGTGATCAATGGCGCAAGGATTGGCCGTCATACGCCCAGATAGCCGCCAATGTGGAGGCAAGCGCAGACCTGTTCGCAGAAGAGGGCAGGGCCACTGAATGCTTCTGCAATGGTGATACATGAAGCGGACATGGAGCGGCGTCATCTTGGGCGAGCCCGCCAGCAAGGCCAACAGCCGCCGCATCGTGCGGTTCGGGTCGAAGTTGCGGGTCATCAAGAGCGAGAAGGGCCTCGCGTATATCGAGGCCGTTTCGAGGCAAGTTCCCGAGCTGCCAGCGCAGGACCAGCTGCTCGCGCCGATTTGCATGACCGCTCACATCTACTACGCCTCGCGGCGACCGGACCTTGATCCGTCGCTGATCCTCGACGCGCTGCAGGGCCGCGTTTACCGCAACGACCGCGCGGTGCGCGAAATGCACCTGTATCACCACCTCGACCGGGACAATCCCCGCGCCGAGATCCTTCTGGAGGAGATGACCAATGACGAATGACGACCTGACCCGCTACGCCGAGCGCCTGACGCGCCTGCTCGACGCCGCCGACGAGGTGCGCGACGACCTCAAGGAGTTGAAGGTCGAGATCAAGAGCGCGGGCTACGACCCGGCGGCGCTGGTTCGCGTGGTGCAGCTGCGCCGCGACGAGCGCAAGCGGGCGCGCGAGCAGGAGCGTCTGCAGGCGGTGACGCTCTACGCCGACCGGCTGGGCGTCCAGCTCGACCTCGGGATCTAGGAACAGGCCAGGCCCTCCCTTGCTGTGGCCGGCGGGCTGCGGAACCTAAAAGCGATCCAGCGGGCTTTGCCCGTCAACCGGTCCCTGGCCGGTGCGTTTACCGGATGGATCGCTCCCGCCACCTAACCCAAACGGAGGAAGCAATGGTTCTCGGATGGCAGGATTTCGTCGTGATCGGCATCATCGTCTGGGCGCTGCTGGACGGCAGGAGGTGATGATGGCAGGACGACCAGATAGCTGGATGCCGCTGTACGTCGCGGACTACCTCGCGGACACGGCGCATCTGACCGCCGCCCAGAGCGGCGCCTACCTCCACCTCATCATGGCCTACTGGCGAGCCGGCGGGCCGCTGCGCCTGAGCGACGACGCGCTTGCTCGAGCGGCCAGGATGACGCCTGACGAGTGGATCGAGAACCGTGACGCGGTGCTTGCGTTCTTCGCGGTCTCGTCCGGTCAGATCCGTCATGGCCGGATCGATCACGAACTGGCCGAGGCCGCCCGCCTCTACGACGCGCGCAAGCGGCGCACCGAGGCCGCGACCGCCGCGAGGGCTGCGCGCAACGTAACGGACAACGTAACGATGAACGTAACGTCCGACGTAACGGACAACGTAACGTGCATACAACCACAACCACAACCACAACCACCCTTTCCTTCGGAAAGAACAAGTTCTGAGAAACCGGTTCTGGGGGGTGCAGGGGGGAAGCGCGCAGAGCGCGCCGACCGAGGAGCCCGCCTGCCCGACGATTGGTCGCCTTCGGAGGATGACCGCGCCTTCGCCTGCAGCCTCGGCGTCGCGGTCGATCGCGAGGCGGCGTCGTTCCGCGACTACTGGCACAGCAAGCCCGGCGCGGACGGGCGGAAGGTCAACTGGAGCGCGACCTGGAGGAACTGGGTGCGCCGCAGCAGCGAACGGAGGACGACGAATGGCACAGGATCTCGCACGGGCAACGGCTTTCTCGCAGTCGCTCGCGAACTGGCTGCAGAGGGCCGAGACCGAGACGCCGGGTTCGCAGCTTTCGATCCCCCCGAGCGTCCGGACCGAGGCTGAGCGCGCCCTGCAGGCCGTCGAGGACGCGTTGCAGCCCGCGCCGCAGGCGACGGTCGAGCGGTGGCTCGGCGCGCTTGGGACGCTCGTCGCGGGCCAGCTCAGCGCCGAGGACGCCAGGACGCGGATCGCGGCTTACGCGGCGATGCTGAACTATCCGCGCCATGCATATACCCGCTCGAGCCTTGATGCGGCGGCGCGGTCCTGCAAGTGGTTCCCGAGCTACGCCGAGGTCTGCCAGCTGCTCGACGCCGAGGTCGCGGCCGCGCACCGGCAGCGGCACCTCCTGCGGCGAGCGATCGCGGCGCCGGTCGAGGGCGACAGGCCGGTGGGGCGGTACTCGGCCATGACCGACGCCCAGAGGGCGGAATTCGACGCCGCGATGGCGAAGTTCCGGTCGAGGTTCGCCTCGGATGCCGCTAGAAACGCCGAGGATGGCTCAGGAACGCCGGAAGCCCGCTGACCCTACGCGGGGTAGCGGGCGACCGGGCTTCGGCGCTCCTAGGGCCGTTTTAGAGCGTTTCGGGTCGGAGGTGGGGTGGGAGGCGCTGGTAGGCCTCGCGGAGGGCTTGGCGCCATTCGGGCGCCGCGAGGAGGTCGGTGTCGGCGACGCCCCGGCGCAGGAGGACGTCCCGCAGGGCCTCGGCGTCGAGGAGGGAGGCCTCGCCCATCGCGTGGCGGAGGCGGGCAAGGCTCATGGCGGGGTGGACGCGCATCACGCGCGGCTCCGGTCGGCCTCGGCGTCGATGCCGGCGTCGATGGCGATCTCCTCGGCGGTGAGGTCGGTGTCCTGCCTCAGCGTGCGTTCCTGCGCCATCGCGAGGAGCATCGGCAGGCGCGCCGTGAGCTCGGCGACGTGCTCGTCGTTGCGCCCCTCCAAGGCGAGGGCGTTGCGGATGTACCGCAGGCCCATCTGCTTTTCCGCGCAGGAGATCGTGCGAGCGAAGGCGGCGCGATATTGGGTGAGCGTCTTGGCCATCGTGGCCTCCCTTGGTTGGCGCCTCGGCGCCGTTGCGATGGGAGGAACATACACCGCCGGTTTCGCCGCACCATTGCAAAGAACGCAGGGCGTTATGCGGTTGACGCATGGCGTGGGGCGGGGCATGATTTGGGGGCGTTCCGTCTGGCGAACCCGCTTGGCGGCTGCGCCAAGTATGTTCGAAAGTGGCAACCAATTCAAAGAGATGCCCGCTCGAAAGCGCAGAATAACGCTCGATGAAAATTGGCGCGCGAAGATCCAGGCTTCGCAGCTGATGAATCGCCTTGCCGCGCACGTCGAGGGCGTGGTCGATCTCAGTCCGACGCAGGTTCGAGCCGCTGAGATCCTGCTGAAGAAGACCGTACCGGATCTCGCGCGCACCGAAGTGACCGGCGCTGATGGCGGCCCCCAGGTCATCCGCTACGAGTGGAGCGAGCCCGAGTGAGCGCGCCGCGCGTTCAGACCGTGCGGATGCCCTACGCGCCTCGACGGGCGTTCCTGCCGTTCCACAAGCGCACCCAACGCTGGGCGTGTCTCGTCGCGCATCGCCGCGCCGGCAAGACGGTCGCGGCGGTCAACGACCTGATCCGAGCCGCGATCACCGCGCAGCGACCTCACGCGCACTACGCCTACGTCGCGCCGTACAGGTCGCAGGCCAAGTCTGTCGCCTGGGACTACCTCAAGCGCTTCGCCGCTCCCGCGACCGCTGGCGTCAACGAGGCCGAGCTGCTGCTCACGACGCAGACGGGCGCGAAGATCCAGCTGTTCGGCGCGGACAACGCCGACGCCATGCGCGGCCTCGGCTTCG